ATGGCGTTACCACGCAAACTGAAATACCTGAACATGTTTAACGACGGTCTCAGCTACATGGGCGTCGTTGAATCCGTGACCCTGCCAAAGCTGACCCGAAAGCTTGAGAAATATCGCGGCGGCGGGATGCCGGGCTCGGTGTCGATTGACCTCGGCCTCGACGATGACGCGCTGTCACTTGAGTGGACGCTGGGCGGCCTGCCTGACGTTGAGCTGTGGGCGCAGTACGCGTCACCGGGGGCGGATAACGTGCCGCTGCGCTTCACCGGCTCATTCCAGCGCGATGACACCGGCGCTATTTCTGCCGTTGAGGTGGTCATGCGTGGCCGTCATAAGGAGTACGACGGCGGCGAAAACAAACAGGGCGAAAGCGGCACGACCAAAATCGCGACCGAGTGCTCGTACTACCAGCTCACGATTGACGGCAAAGAGGTCATTGAGATTGACGTCGTCAACATGGTGATGAAAGTCGACGGCGTCGACCGTCTCGCTGAGCACCGCCGGGCGATTGGCCTGTAACCCCTTAACCGGTCAGCCAGGCTGGCCGGTCACTTACTCACGTTCAAAGAGAGCAACATCATGGAAAACATCAACGAAACTGCCACCACCGAAACCGAAAACTCAAACATTGTGATCCTCGATTACCCCATCATGCGCGGTGAGCAGAAAATCGAACAGGTGACCGTCACTAAACCCAACGCGGGAACCCTGCGCGGTGTGAGTCTCGCGTCGCTGGCAAACTCTGACGTCGATGCGCTGATTAAAGTGCTGCCGCGTATGACGTACCCGGCGCTCACCGAGCATGAGGTCATGCGTCTGGAAGCGTCAGACCTGATTTTGTTCGCCGGTAAGGTGGTTGGTTTTTTGTCGCCATCTTCGGCTCGCTGACGTTCCCCGATAACCTTTCGGTCGATGACCTGATGGCGGATATCGCGGTGATTTTTCACTGGCCGCCATCAGAGCTGAATTCCCTCAGCGTGACCGAGCTCATCACATGGCGCGATAAGGCGCTGCAGCGAAGCGGAAACCACCATGAGCAATAACGTCAGACTTGAGGTGCTGCTTAACGCAGTAGACCGGGCAAGCCGACCGCTCAAAGCTATCCAGAACGCCAGTAAATCCCTTGCTGGCGATATCCGCACTTCTCAAAACACCCTGCGCGATCTGAATGCGCAGGCGTCCCGAATTGACGGATTCAGGAAAGCGAGCGCACAGCTTGCCGTGACCGGTCAGTCGCTTAACAAAGCGAAACAGGAGGCCGCAGCGCTGGCCGTCCAGTTTAAAAACACCGAAAACCCCACTAACGCGCAGGCGCGCGCGATGGAGGCGGCAAAGAAATCCGCCGCTGACCTGCAGCTCAAATATAACGGGCTCAGGCAGTCGGTACAGCGCCAGCGCACCGAGCTCGCGCAGGCTGGCATAAACACCCGCACGCTGTCGGCGGATGAGCGCCGTCTGAAATCCAGCATCAGCGAAACAACCGCGCAGCTTAACCGGCAACGCGATGCACTGGCGCGCGTCAGTCAGCAACAGGCCAGACTCAGCGCGGTAAAAAGCCGCTATGAATCCGGGCAACAGCTCGCCGCCGGTGCGCGTAATGCCGGGATGGTGGGCGTCGGGGTGGCGACCGCCGGGCTTTATGGTGCGTCACGCTTTATTGCGCCGGGTATCGGTTTTGATAAGCAGATGTCAGGCACGCAGGCGATCCTCGGGCTCGATAAGGGCGACGATAAGCTCGCGGCCATTCGTCAACAGGCGCGTGATATCGGTGCGACAACCGCCTTTTCGCCGGGTGATGTAGCGCGCACGCAGACCACGCTCGCACGCTCGGGCTATAACGCCGATGACGTGCTGGCTGCGACCGGTTCGACCGTAAACTTGAGCCTCGCGGCCGACGTGGATATCGCAGAAGCCGCCGACATTATCACTAACATGCAGTCGGCATTTAACCTGCCGACCACCGAGATTGAGCGTGTCGCGGATGTGATGACGAAAGGCTTTACGTCATCAAACACCGGCCTCGTCGAGCTGGGCGAGGCGATGAAATATGTTGCGCCAATTGCTGAGGCTGCAGGTGCGAGCATCGAAGACACGACCGCCATGCTCGGCATTCTGGCGGATAACGGGATTAAAGGCTCGATGGCCGGTACGGGCGCGAGTGCCATTTTCAACCGTCTGCAGGCGCCTATGGGTAAGGCCGTTGAGGCCATTGCCGAATTAGGCGTGAAAACCCGAGACTCAAAAGGGAACATGCTGCCGGTCGAGAAAATCCTCAAAGCGATTCACAAATCCTTTGAGAGAAACAAGCTCGGCACCGCAGAGCAGGGCGAATATCTGAAAGTCATTTTCGGTGAAGAGGCCATGAAAGGCGCGATTAAACTCGTCGCCGCTGCCGGTGATGGCTCGCTCGACAATAAGCGTGAGCAAATCAGGGATTCAAAAGGTACGACCGAGCGTATTGCGAAAATCCAGACGGACAACCTCGACGGCGATTTGAAAAACCTTCAGTCAGCATGGGAAGACCTGCAGATTGAGGTTTTCGAAAAAGAAGACTCAGCACTGCGTCGCCTGACTGTTTCCGCGACAGACTGGCTCGGCAAGGTGGCCGCGTGGGCGAAAGCTAACCCTGAACTGACGCAAACCCTGTTTAACCTTGTCGCCGGTGGTCTGGCGCTGGTTGGGGTGCTTGGCGGGATTGGTCTGATTGCATGGCCTGTCATCGCAGGAATAAACGCGATTATCGCTGCTGCTGGCATGCTGAGCGTCGTTTTCACTACTGCCGGAAGTGCCATTGTCGCGGCATTAGGGGCAATCAGTCTGCCGGTGGTCGCGGTGGTCGCTGCCGTGGTGGCCGGTGCGCTGCTTATCCGTAAATACTGGGAGCCAATAAGCGCATTCTTTTCGGGTGTGGTGGAGGGGCTTAAAGCGGCCTTTGCGCCGGTGGCTGAAATCTTCTCGCCGCTCGCGCCGGTGTTTGATTCCATCATCGAAAAACTGCGTGGGGTCTGGCAGTGGTTCACTGACCTGATAGCGCCGGTTAAGGCAACGCAGGAGACGCTCGACAGCTGCAAAAATGCGGGGGTGTTGTTCGGTAAGGCACTGGCCGACGCGCTGATGTTACCGCTCAATAGTTTTAACAAACTGCGCGGCGGCGTTAACTGGTTACTGGAGAAGCTCGGGGTAATCAATAAAGAGTCGAGCGACCTTGACCAGAAAGCCGCAAAAGCCAATGCCGCAACGGGATCGGGTAAAGAGTCCACTATCAGACCAACGCCGTTATTTGGCGATTCTCAGTGGTATCACCCGGTGCCGGTTCCTGCCGGGAAGACCTACGTAGACCAGAGCAAGCCAGAATATAACATCACCCTACATGGTGGCATCGCACCGGGTACAGACCTTGACCGGCAGCTCCGCGAAGCTGTCGAAAGACTCGACCAGCAAAACCGTGCGCGTCAGCGCTCAAGTATGCGTCACGATGGATGAGGGCTAAAGCATGTTAATGGTTTTAGGTTTATTTGTGTTTGAGCGACGCACGCTGCCGCATCAGTCAATGCAGTATTCTAAAGAGTACCGCTGGGCGTCAAATGACCGCATCGGCAAACCCCCGGCCTATCAGTTTCTCGGGGAGGGGGAAACCTCGCGCACGCTGTCGGGCGTGCTGTACCCGGAAATCACCGGCGGCCGTCTGTCACTGACCGCCATCGAGCTGATGGCCGACGAAGGCAGGGCGTGGCCGCTGATTGACGGAACGGGCATGATCCACGGCATGTATGTCATCGATAAAGTGACCCACACGCACAGCGAATTATTCAGCGACGGCGCGGCCAGAAAAATCGAGTTTAGCCTCTCGCTGAAACGGGTCGATGAGTCGCTCGCGGCGATTTACGGCGACCTGAAAACACAGGCCGACAATCTGGTGACGTCTGCCGGTAACTGGCTGGGAGGGCTGGCGGGATGATTACGGGTATGAATATTCAGGCCGGTGCAAAGATTGCCCCGGCGTTTATGCTCAAGCAGGATAACGAAGATATTACGCAGGATTTCAGCGACCGGCTAATCAGCCTGACCATGACGGACAATCGCGGATTCGAGGCCGACCAGCTCGATATCGAGCTCGATGATACCGACGGTCAAATCGCTATGCCTCCGCGCGGCACAACGTTAACGCTGTGGCTGGGCTGGCAGGGTAGCGCCTTGATAAAAAAAGGCACCTTTACGGTCGATGAAATCGAGCTCCGGGGCGCGCCTGATACGCTGACCATCCGGGGGCGGAGCGCTGATTTTCGCGGTTCGCTGAACTCCCGCCGGGAACAGTCATGGCACGACACCACGCTCGGGGTCATTGTTGAGACCATTGCAGCGCGCAATAAGCTGACAGCCAGCGTGGCCGACACGCTGAAAGCGATCCCCGTACCTCACATTGACCAGTCGCAGGAATCCGACGCGGTGTTTCTGTCCCGTCTGGCTGACCGGAACGGTGCAGCGGTCTCTGTAAAAGCGGGGAATCTGTTATTTCTGAAAGCCGGAAGCGGTAAGACGGCCAGCGGGAAGCCCATTCCGCAGATGACACTTGAACGCGGGGACGGCGATCGTCATCAGTTTGCCATTGCTGACCGGGAAGCCTACACCGGTGTTACGGCAAAGTGGCTGCACACCAAAGACCCGAAGCCGCAAAAGCAAAAGGTGAAGCTCAAGAGAAAGCCCAAAGAGCAACACCTCCGAGCGCTGCAGCACCCGAAAGCGACCAAAGCCCCGGCGAATGCCAAAGCCAAAAAAGAGCAGGAAGCGCGCGAGGGTGAGTATATGGCCGGTGAGTCTGACAACGTGCTGGAGCTGACAACCATCTATGCGACAAAGGCGCAGGCCATGCGCGCCGCTCAGGCGAAGTGGGACAAGCTGCAGCGAGGCGTTGCGGAGTTTTCAATCTCGCTGGCTATTGGCAGGGCTGATTTATTTCCTGAAACGCCGGTGGCGGTGAAAGGCTTTAAGCGCGTTATAGACGAGCAGGCGTGGATAATCAGCCGGGTGGTGCATTCCCTTAACGGGAACGGCTACACGACGGGCTTAGAGCTTGAGGTTAAGGTTTCGGATGTGGAGTATGAAAGGGAGGAGTTAAATCAATAATTATGATTTAAGTGTTTGTTATATAAGGTTTTAATGGTTAAAATCAGCTCATCGGAAATTAAATGAGGTGCTCGCCATGTTTCACTGTCCTAAATGCCATTTTGCCGCTCACGCCCGCACAAGTCGCTATTTTACTGACACGACCAAAGAGCGGTATCACCAGTGCACAAACATTAACTGCAGCGCGACGTTTGTGACCACCGAAACGGTCGAGCGCTTTATCGTATCGCCGGGGGTAGTAGAACCAGCGGCACCGCACCCTACATCATCCGGCCAGCAACAAATTCACTGGCAGTGAACAAAAAGGCCCCCGCAAATACAGGGGCTTAAACGCTTTAGTACGAAGGAACTTATGACTCTGCATTGAACGTAAATGAACAAAATTATTCGTAATCATCTAAAGTGCCTGATACATCTCCCTCTTCAATAGAGCCGAGGCCGAATTTCCCAATCAGTACATTACTCTTCATCTGAATATAAACTGACATACTTCTCCCAGAAACACCTTCCTCCTTGTAATGAGAGCCACTAGCATGCGCTGAAAGTTCTGTATAAAAACCATTGTCAAATTCAAATTGCTCAATGTTAATATCTTCGATTTCATCAAAAACAGTATCAGATTCTGCAATTGCACCCGATAACCCTTCCGTATTAAATACATTGTAACGATTATTCTCGAAGGTTTCTTTGCATTTTTCAGCAAGGTCGTCACCGGAAACTAGTGAGAAATTCAGGTCATCGAAGATAATTTCAAAATGCTCGAAGAGCATGTCTGAAGTTAAATCCTCATTCTCTGAGTCCTCTTCTAACAAAATTTCTTCTAGGTGCTTTGCCAACTCATCATCATAATAAATAAATTCAATCTTATCTAAAGTTTCATTATTAAAGTTTTTATCTGCTAATAATTCTTCAAAATCTTTATATCCAAAAAGAACTGACACAATATTACTTAATGACCGTAATGATATTTTTATACCGTCATTTTTTAAGCTCTCTTCAATTTTCAATATGAGGAAATACGCTGAAGGAAAACGATGAGAAGCTAAGGTGGCTCGAGCCTTTGCAGTACTGCTTTCAAATCGGATCCTTTCAAGCTCTGCCTGGTTGGTTTTTTTCTCTAATTCTAATGCCGAAGCCTTTTCTTTATTTTCTGCATCTTGAGTTTTTAACATTTGTTCTTTAGCTTTCTCGCTAGCTTCAAGTGCTTTAGCCGCTAAACGAGCTCCTCTTTGCCGTAGGTGCTCTTGTATTTCATGTCTCTTATCAATATCCAGTTGCGCCAGTTGCTCAAGAAACTGTTTATCAGGATCAGACAATAGTTTTTCTTTATTTAACTTTTTTTGCTGATTTATTTTAGCTAGTTCAATATCTACAGCCTGACCATGAAGTTTTTCGCTAGCCCATCTCTGGATGAAATTGATTGCTAAAGCACCCCAAGGAAATACCAAGAGGTAAAATAAGGTGATTAAAAATGGGATCGTAAATATATAATTTAGTTTTAAAAGTGGGGTTTCATATAGATAGCCATAGAATGCATTTATGCGTTCAGCAACTTTTCCCTCCCCCCAAAAAAGTAAGGCTAAATGATTCCAGTTACAAGCAATCCAAGTGCAGAAAAAAGTCCCAATGAAAGGATCATTTATCCGTGTTTTTGCATTACCAGCTATAGAAGAGATAATATCATCTAAAAATTTCAT